CCATTGACAGTATAATTGATGAAACTATATATACTGGTGCAGAATACATTATTTCTGTAAAAACAGATACTGGTAGGTATCTATCAAAAGCCCTTCTTATTTGTGATGGAACAAATAGTATTCAGGTAACAGAATATGGTATTTTAACAATAGGTACGGCACCTTCAGTAACTGTTGCTTCGGGTGGTAGTGCAAGCTCACCAAGACTAAGTGTCAATGCACCAACTGGATCATCTATTACATTAGTTAGAACATTGGTGGCATTCTAATGCAAAATAATTTTAAATTAGCAGAGAATCTTGATATTGCAGATTCTTTAAATGTTTTACCGTTTGTAGGTTATATTATGCCTTTTGCAGGAGAAATTACACAAACAGCTTCTGCAGGAGTAATAACAACAACTGCACCAAGTGGCTGGCTTTTATGTAATGGAAATGTATTTAGTTCAACATTATATCCAGAACTTTTTGCTCTTTTAGGAACAACAACTTTACCAAATTTAAGTGGAAGATACTTAGTAGGGTATTATTCAAATGTTGGTATTGGTGCAACTGGTGGAGCAAATACGCATCTTCATACTATGACTTCTGCTACAAATGCTCTTTCTAGTTATACTCCAGCTGCACATACGCATACGTTTCCTGGATATGCAGTTGTGGCATCATCATATGTACATAACCATAATATGTCTGGAGCTTTTTATCCTGGTAATAATGATTCAAATGTTAACGCATTAACTAGTACAGGAACTGAAAATGCTACTCCATTTAATCATAATCACCCACTTACTGGAAATACTGGAATTACTGGAAGTAATACAGGAAATATTACACATGATCACGATATCAACTCCGCTGGAGTAAATGCAACTTCAAGTACTGGACATACACATACAGCTGGAGCAGTTACAGCAACGGAGGTAGCTGGATCATCTATACCGCAAACATTATACTTAAACTATATTATTAAGGCAGACTTCTAATGACTAACTTAAAAGTATCTGAAGGAATAAATATTGTAGAAACTGACTACGGTAATGTAATAAATCCAGCATTTGAAGCTGGAGATATTGTGGCTTATCACACACTAGGATCAGTCCCTTCTGGCTGGGTAGAGTGTAATGGACAAGAACTAAGCAAAACTACCTATTCAGCATTGTCAACAGCCATCGGAACAAAATATGGAGAAACAAATGGATCTGGAGGGGTTGGAACAACTCATTTTAGAGTACCAAAGATGAATGATACTACTCTTACTACTCCATTTTTCCCAACAAAACCTTTTCAGGTTGCTGACCCAGCAAGCAGCTCTCCTGCAGATCATACACACAGCCTAACTGGAGTTGCATCAACAACTGGTCCAGTAACTTCTGTAACAATGAATTCAGGAACAGGACATAATCATTCTGCAACCATTTCTCATAATGCTGCAACCCTACCAGCACATAGTCATAATGCAACGAATACAACAATTGTTTCTAATAGTGCTGCAACTAGTAACACTGGAAATTTTCAAATTATTAATACTGGAACAAACTATGAAATAGCTGTATCAAACCATGCACACTCAGATACCTTTACAGTATCCTTTAATACAGCATCTGGAACCCAATCTCATGCTCATTCTGGTGGTGCAAGTACAACTGCAAACTCAACATCCGCAACAGATGTACACGATCATGATTCAACCTTAAGTTTTACTTTTCCAGCAGAAAAGTTTCTTCCTCCATTTTTAACGACAAGGTTTATAATAAAGGTGTAGTATGAGTAATTTAACAGTAGACCTTGGAATTGATGCCTCATCATCTGAAGGATCATTTATTCCAACAGGTGCAATAATTATGACAGCAAAGACTTATTCTGTAGATGAAGCTATTCAAAGTGATAGATGTCCTTGTGATGGTAGAGCACTAAATACATATACTTATAGAAACTTACATAAAGTAATTAGTAATAATTTTGGTGGAACGGCTTACGCTGCAGGAGTTACAGATCAACCAGGTGCTGTTACAACATTTAATGTTCCTGCTCTTATGCCAACATCATCTTCTACTCTGTATGGTGACTCAAGAGATCAAAGATATGTTGCAGGTTCAAATACTCCAACAGCTCTATCATCAACACTAACATCAGCACTTCATACCCATAATATTACAGGAATTTTAAGCCCGACTGGTGCAACAAATAATGTTTTAGATTCTCATACACATACAATTGCAGCAAGAACTCATACTACAACTGTAAATGATAACAATCATACTTTTTCTAATCCTTCCCAAAACTTAGGTAACTCTGCTGGACTTTCTCAAAGAAATGATGGAACAAGCGTCATGTCTGGACCTGCACATCAACATAATGTTAACTCTTCAACAACAAGAACAATATCTCCAGGAACTACTGCAGTACCAAACCATACTCATACATCTTATACTGATGCTGATACATCAAGTGCTGCCTCAAAGCCTGGACACAGCCATGCAGCAGCAGCAGTTACTAGTCAATCAGTTGCTAATTACGCTGGACCAAGCTACATTCGTGTGGTATACTATATAAAACTCTAAAGAAAAGAAATAAAATGACAAAGACTATTAAGTTTGTTACAACAAACCCTAATATTTTTGGGGTATATGAACCACCTAAGCCAAGCTCTTCGTTTCTTCCAGAATGGTATAAGAAACAAGATAAGTATTCAGACGGAGTAAAAAAGGTTCAACCAGATACTGGTACATATAACCATACAGTAAAGGCTTGTATGCCAGTGTTTGATGCAATATCTGCTGGCTACATATTTACTCTTTCAGGAGATGTTAACTTTTATAAAGATGATAATGGAAACATAAACTCTTCTTGGTCCACCGAACTTTCAGGATTGATTACGCATCATCCAACACAACAATACGATATGTATTCTATTCCTCCAGAGTTTGATTCAGTTGGTCTTAAGTTTATGCAACCTTGGATTGTTCAGACTCCACCAGGATATTCTTGTTTGTTTATTTCACCATTGTATCGTGACGACTTACCATTTTATACTCTTCCATCAATTGTTGATACAGATAAGCATCCAGTTTCAGTTAACTTTCCATTCTTTCTTAGAAAAGATTTTACAGGAATACTTCCAGAAGGTACTCCAATTATGCAGATAATTCCATTCAAAAGAGAAGAGTGGAATTCAGAAGTATCTTTAGATACAAGTGGAGAGCTTGAAAAGAAATGGCAAATAGCTAAAAGAAAAATTAGTAATAACTATAAAACTTATTTTAGATCACCGAAGGTTTGGAAATAATGGACAAACATGAACTTACACATCTATTAATGGATATGGTTTTTGAAAGAGAAAAACATTATCCAGAACTACTAGATGAAATTAAGCAACTTCCAGTTGCAGAGCTAACTGAAGATGAAATTAAGATTGCTTTAATTGCTTCAACAGTTTTAAGATTTAATAACCTTGGCGGTGGAGAGTCTGTAGACCTTGCTGAAATTATCAATAATCAACTTAAAGCAGGTTCTTTATCTACCCCACTGTCTACTGAATTTATTAAATCTATTTTTAACTTTCATAATGTATATAGACCACTCTATGACCTATTGGATTTAGCAACTAATGGAGCTTTTCAGGGAAGAGAGATGTCTGATGATTATCGTCAAGGGGTAATTGACTCAATCATTGCTCTAAGAAGATATGAAAGAACTCATGGTCTAGGAGATCATGAATGGGAAATTGTTCACAACACCGCAATCAATAAATATATGGAGAGATAGTATGAAAATTTTAGTATATGGTACAGATACCTTTGATGATTACTCAACTTTTATGCGTGGCTTAGTAGTTGCTATTGATGAAAATGTAAAGGGATCAGATGGCAAGATTGAAGTATTTACCGCAGGTCCTAGAAAGATCAATAGTTACACTGCTGAATTTATTAATAAGACTGAAGGATTTTTTAGACAAAAGAAAATTAGAACAAAGTTTCGCAGGATACCTCGTTCAGAAGCTATTGAAAACTTTGAATCATATGGCTTTGATCATGTCCTATCATTTAATAACAAAAAGGATCCCAAATTCTTTGATGTTTTGATGGATAAGGCTAATATTCTTAATATTAATTCGTCTTACTACAAATATTAGGATATAATATACTTATGGCTAACCTAGTTTTTACACCAGCAGAGGTGAATATTTCCATGACTAAGGGAGATTCTCTTAGCATGAATGTTACCCTGCAAAATGATGATGGCACTGCCTACGGCTTACCTGCTGGCACATTAACTTTTACATCTTCGATTAAAAAGGTTAGTGATAGCACATCTGCAGGAACATTTACCTGCACACAGGTTGGCTCAACTAATGTTATTACAATGTATATGAGCCCTACAACAAGTGCTGCCCTAGTTCCAGGTACGCAATATAAGTATGACTTGCAGATGGCTGCAGGTAATGACTCAACAGGAACAAAGAAAACTTTTATTAAAGGAACTATTGATGTGGAAAGTGATGTTACATAATGTCTAGTGCAAATGTTGTTGTTAATGTAGATGATGGTATTGTTACCAGTGCATCTAGTATTTTAGCACCTAAAACAAATCCAGTATTTCAAGGAGTTATAACCCTTGATGAGGATGCAGTTCTTGTTTTTGAAGGTGCTTCGCCAAATAACTTTGAAACAACCTTAACA